AAACCAAGTGGATGAGTATTGATGAGATAGAAGAAGTTTACGGACAAAAACCAGCAGACCGACTACGGGTGTTGGCTGAAACTGGTGCTACTCTTGGAGCTGACTCCATGGACTATGAGGAAGAAAGGTACGGAGATACTGAACAAGAGAACTACGGACATCAATACCCGGCTGACCCAGAGAACGCACGAGCACTTAGGTCCGTTAGAGTTATAGAAAGACAATATTATCAACTAAAGGATTGTATGTTTTATGTTGATGTTGTTACTGGAGACAAACGACAAGTTCCATATGCTTGGGGCAAAAAGAAAAGAGAAGAATTTGCTGACCGGTTTGGTTTAAACATCATGCAAAAAAAGGTGCGAAAGGTTCGTTGGACTGTAACAGCTGACACCGTTGTTTTATTTGATGACTGGTCGCCCTACAACTATTTTACTTTAGTACCATACTTTCCGTACTTTCGTCGCGGCAAACCATTTGGCATGGTACGAAACTTATTATCACCACAGGAACAACTAAACAAAATTAGTTCTCAAGAATTACACATTGTTAACACCACAGCTAACAGTGGCTGGATTGTGGAGTCAGGTTCTCTATCTGGTATGACAGCAGATGACTTAGAAGAGCATGGTGCAGAAACTGGCTTAGTATTAGAGTTTAACCGTGGCTCCAATCCGCCTGCAAAAATACCACCTAACCAAATACCTACCGGGCTAGACAGGCTGGGCCAGAAAGCAGCACGAAACATAAAAGAGATTAGTGGTATATCTGACGCTATGCTAGGCCAAGATAGCCCCGAAGTATCTGGTGTTGCAATACAAGCAAAACAGAACAGGGGCTCTACTATGCTACAAGTACCCCTTACTAATTTAGCAAAAACAAGGCAGTATTTAGCAGAGAATATTCTTAACCTAATTCAAACTTATTACACAGAAGAAAGGATAATACAAATAACAGATGAAGAAGACCCATACAAACCGAGAGTTCCTCTTCGTGTAAATCAAATGACTCCTGAAGGAACTGTTATTAATGATTTAACTGTTGGTGAATATGATGTAGTGGTAAGCACTGCACCAGCTAGAGATAACTTTGATGAAATGCAATTTGCTGAAGCTATATCATTACGACAAGTTGGAGTGCCAATACCAAACGACATGATTGTTGAGTACTCACACTTATCACGTAAAGCAGACATAGCTGACAGAATAAGACGACTAGAGGGAACTGCACCACCTACAGAACAACAACTGCAAATTCAATCATTCCAGGCTGAAGCTGCTATACGTTCAACTCAATTAGAAATAGCTAAGATGGAAGCGGAAGTAAGAAGATTACAATCTGAAGCAGCATTGAATATGGCTAAGACTGCCTCTGCTGAAATAGACCCACAGTTGAAGGTAAGCGAATTACAGAGTAAACTACAACAAAAACGTGAAGAACTTGGACTGCGTGAGCGTTTATCACAGATGACAAACAACATGCGTAAAGACCAGAGCGACACGGCTGCGGCAGCCAAGATGGCTACTGAAGCAATGAAAAACTTAGGACCAATAACAGGAGGTACTGAATAAAATGGCTAAGAAGAAAAAAACTGAAGTAACTAACGAAGCTGAATCTAATGAATTTATATTAGACGGCATCCCAGGTGCGGACCAAATATCCGAAGAAGACGCTAATAAAGAATTTAAAGTCGATTTAAATTTTGAAGAAGAAGCTAAGTCAGAAGATGACGAGGTAGAATTTCCCAAGGAGGGCGAGGTTGAAGAAATCACAGAAGAAGAACTCAAGACTGATACTGAAGAGGCAGAAGAAGAGCCTGTTGAGGAAGCAGAAGCAGAAACAACTGAAGTTGAAAGCGAAGACGGAGAAGGTGGAGAACAAGAAGAAGTATTGGCAGACGATGACGGAGATACACAAGAACCTGAAGGAGAGCTACCGGCAGATGCTGAAGTACAACAAAAAGAACCAATGATACCTAAATCTAGATTTGATGAAGTGCTACAAAAGACAAAAGCACTGCAAAAACAGTTAGATGAGTCAAAAAACCCACCACCTGAAGCTATAGAAAAGGCACCTGAGTACAATTTTGACGAAAAAGAGCAAGAATATCAGACTTTAGTGCTTGAAGGGGACCAAGAAAAGGCTACACAACTGCGAGCAGAGATAAGAGAGGCTGAAAAACAGCAAATGATGTTCGAAATGCAGTCTAGAATGGGGCATACGGTCAAAAAAAGCCAAGAAGAAGCTGATTTATTAGCAAAAGCTGCTGAACTAGAGGCCAAATACCCTATGTTAGACCAAAATAATGCTAATTTTGACCAAAATAAGACCGAAGAGGTTATGGCTTTGCGTGATGCGTACATACTTCAAGGTTTTGAAGGGGCAACTGCCTTAGACAAGGCCGTAAACATACTAATGAAAGATGTATCTGATGCTCCTGCTCCGGACCCAGTAGAGAAAAAAGTTACAGAAAAGAAAAAAGCTGTTAATGTGAGCAAAAAAATAGCAGCTTCCGAATCACAACCTCCTGCTATGAAAGGTAAAAACAAAGTAGAGAAGAAAGTTGACATAAATTCCATGTCTATAGACGAGTTTGATGCTTTACCTGCAGAAACTTTGAAAAGAATGCGTGGTGATTTCGGTTAATTTATGATATAAAAGTAATAAGTTTCGTTTGTTAGAACGATATCTAACTTGGAGCAGTCCAATAAAACACTGTTTTTCGCCTGTTATGGCGTTAATCTAACCGGGGTCGTACCCGTAAAAGCCACGAGAGCGTCCCCCCAACGACAAAGGGTACACGGACAAAAGTCGCTCCAAAAGTCGACTGGTTAATTAATTTTTTAATGGAGACATTATTATGGCAAATACTAATTTTGCTTCGTTGACCAGTGAACAACTTACCATCTGGTCACGAGATTTTTGGCGTGTCGCTAGAAATATGTCCTTCATTAACCAATTCGCGGGTGCGGGTTCAAACGCAATGGTTCAGACAATATCTGAACTTACCCAATCAGAAAAGGGAGCTAGAGCTGTATTAACACTTTTAGCTGACATGACTGGTGACGGTATTGTTGGAGACAACACTCTCGAAGGTAATGAAGAGTCATTAAGAGCTTTCGACATCGTCGTACAACTCGACCAACTGAGGTTTGCAAACAGACTATCCGGAAGGTTAGCTGACCAAAAATCAGTTGTGAACTTTAGGGAACATTCTAGAGATGCTCTTGCTTATGCAATGGCTGACAGAATGGACCAATTAGCATTCCTAACTTTAAGTGGGATTAACTACACACTCAAAAACAATGGGGCACTAAGACCTGTTCTAAATTCAGGACAGAACCTTGGCGACCTAGCGTTCTCAGGTGATGTAAGTGCACCAACTTCTAATAGACATAGAAGATTTGATGCTACTAATGGAATCGTAGCTGGAGATGTTACTGCTATAGCAGCAGCTGACAAACTAAGCTACAGTGCAATCGTTGATTTAAAAGCGTATGCCAAAGACCAATACATTAGAGGTATCAGAGGTGCTGGTAATGATGAGATGTTCCATCTCTTTGTTACTCCACAAGTTATGGCTGACTTAAAACTTGATTCAGACTTCCTTGCTAACGTAAGGCAAGCTGGTATCAGAGGACCACAATCAAGCTTGTTCTCTGGTTCATCTAGCTTGATGGTTGATGGAATCATGGTTCATGAGTTCAGACATGTGTTTAACACAAGTGGTGCAACTTCTGGTTCATCCTCAAATGCTGGTGCTGCTGGTTATAAAGGTGGTGCTAACGCTGACGTTGATTACTCTGCATGTTTATTCTGTGGAGCACAATCGTTAGCTATGGCTGATATCGGTATTCCAGAAATAGTCGAAGATTCATTTGACTATGGAAACCAAAACGGTATATCAATAGGAAAAATATTTGGTCTTAAGAAGCCTAAGTACAACTCTGACCACACAGGTCAAGTTGAAGACTTTGGTGTTATTAGATTAGATGTAGCATTCTAATTGTGATATATTTTATAGGTGGTCAAACTTATTTGGCCACCTATTTTTAAAGGAGTTAATTATGTGGGTTGTATCTACAGAAGACAAAACAGTAGCTTCCACTTGGGGAGCAACAGTTAGATTAGTGGCGAATGAGCCTAAACAAGTTGGAGACGAGCTAGGTTTACTTTGTCTGCAAAATGGTTGTTCTCAAGTAAAAGAACCTCCTGTACTAGAAGAGGAAGAGGCTCCAGTTGTTGAAGACTCTCCAAAAATTGACGAGGGTTCTGGCGGAGCAGAAGTTGAAGTGCCGGTAGAGGCAAGTTCACCTAACTTTAACAGTATGACTAAAGTGCAGTTAGAGGAATATGGACGTACCATCGGTATTGAACTTGACAGACGTAAGAAAAAAGCATCTTTGATAGAAGAATTAGAAGCTGCAAGTTCATAAATTAAAGTGATTTATGGCAAGGACATTAACATTAACTAATATACTTACTAGAGTAGAAGACACTTTACAAGACCCAAGTAATGTTAGATGGTCCGAAGCAGAACTAATCCGCTATGTAAATGACGGGCAAAGAGAAGTAGTAAACTTTAAGCCCGACGCTAGTGCTACGCACGAAAACGTATCTTTAAGCACTGGCACAGAACAATCACTGCCTACCAGTGGTTTACGTCTTATAAATGTCGTGCGAAACATGTCGAGTACCTCGGCATCCGCAACCGGAAAAAGAGCAATCCGGTTAGTCGATATTGATATTCTAAATACTACAGAACCTAACTGGCACGATTCGTCCGTCACTGGCACAGCCGCCCATGGCACTGAAATAAAACATTTCGTGTTTGACGATGATGACCCTAAAAAATACTACGTGTATCCAGGAGTTTCTGGTAGTGCGTTTGTAGAGATAATATATTCTAAAGCACCAACTGATTTATCTAGTGGTAGCGATGTGGTATCCGTTGATGACATATACGTAAATGCGATTGTGCACTATGTATTGTTTCGTGCGTTCATGAAAGACTCAGAATCTGCAGGGAGTATGCAACGTTCTGCTAGTCATTACCAACTTTTTGCACAAAGCCTCGGACAAGCTACCGGTGCGGAAGAGTTAATTAGCCCGAACTTTAAACCTTCAGGCATGACTCCGGCGGTGGGTAACTAATGGCTACTTTTTCGTCCCTAGTAAAAGAAGTGGCCCCCTATGTGCCTATGTGTCCAGACTCTTTAATAGAGCTAAACTTACGTTCTGCGACAATAGAATTATGTGAAAGGTCTAAAGCTTATGTACAAGATTTAGATACTATTGGAACTATAGCTGGTGTATACGAGTATGAGTTTGACCAGCCAACTGGGACGGACGTGCATCAAATTTTGTACATGACGTACGATGGTAGGGACATGGACCCTATAAGCCCTCGGAGTCTAGAGTTAAATTATCCTGACTGGAGAGATAGAACAGGTAATCCACACGTCTATTTACAGAAAACTCCAGACAGTTTTTGGGTAGTTCCGGTGCCCACTTCTACTAAGTCTGATGGCTTGATATTAAGTGTAGCCTTAAAACCTACTAGGACTTCAAACAACATAGATACTACCTTTAGTAACACTTATAGAGATGGAATAATCTATGGCACTTTGTATAGATTACTACGTATGCCTAGTCGAGAGTGGACAGATATAGGAGCAGCTAGAGAGTACTTATTACAGTTTAATCAAGAAATACAACAAGCAGAACTAAAAGCTCGTGGAGGAGATACGGGAGTAAAACGAACAGTAAAATATAAAGGTATAGGTATGGCAAGGAGGCGATATGGAAAGTATGGAAGGGAAATCGACTACTGATGGTTTTGTAGAACCAACTTTAGTTGATGTTAGAGCTAATTGGAGCTGTATAAAACCTCATATAGAGAAGCTTTTAAAAGAAAATCCAACGCAAACTTTCATACCTGAAGATGTTTATTGTGATTGTATAAACGAAAAAGCCTACTTATTTGCTTCTCCTGTAGGTTTTTTAATACTTACAATAGAGATTGATAGGTATACAAAGGACAAGACATTATATATGTGGATAGCGTATACTTATAAAAAAGGGACTAACCAGTGGGTAGCCCATGCAGATTGGCTAAATAAGGTAGCTAAACATTTTGGTTGCAAATATATAGAAGCACAATCAAATGTGGATGAATTAGAACCTTATGCTCTTAAACATGGTTGGTCACTAGATACAAGAATATATAGGAGAAACGTAAAATGAAACCTAAACGTGCAACATATGCAGCTAGCGAAGATGAAAAAATAAATGCTAGTATTGCTTTAGCTACTAAAAAAGAATTTGATACTTTCTTTATGCCTTTACTAGAACAAAGAGCCGAGAAATCTCGGACAGAAGACTTAATGGCTGAAGCAGAAGGCGTAACAGGTGCAGATGTTATGCAAACACTAACAGGGGATTTAAGCTTTCCTTCAACTAGAGGTATGGAGGTATCGTCAATGCGAACCCTTGCTGCTATAGACTCAGCTATTAAAGCACAGGGGGCTGGAAACTTAGACCAAACTAAAAGTCAAGTTGATGTATTGAAACTTGGTAAAGGTATACAAACAGATGTTGCTAGTGGTTTTAGGTACGCTAGTAGAATAGGGACATCGGACCAGCTCCAAGCAGGCAAAAGGGAGGTTTCAGCTACTGGAGCACAATTTCAATACATAGGAAAACCTAGTGCAAGAATTGCAGGTGATTACATCTATAAGCAAAGGATGTTAGCTATGGAGGAAGCAGAGGCTGAAAAAGACAAAGAAGCCGATGCACAACAATATAGTTTTGATATAGGCAGTCCTTTTAGAGCAATAACATGAGTATCGAACAAAAATATCTACCAGAAGTTTCAGACCCAAATAAAGTCTATTCTCAAATACTTAGAGATGATTACAATCAGTTTCAAGAATTGTTTGGGCCTTTACAACGAAGTCTTTTAGCAGAGGTAGGTAGCACTGAGCTCGTAGACAGAGCACCAGAAGTAGCAGCTAGACAAGACCGTTTAAGTAGAGGTATTCGTCAAAGAAATTTAGAAAGATATGGCGGAGCCGGTCTTAGTGCAGCTCAACTGTCAGAGCAAGAACGTAGTTTACAAAGAGCAGGGCAGCTAGGTTTAGCTGGTGGTATAAATGTAGCTAGAAGAAATCAAAGGCAACGAAATCAAGCTCTTCTTGCAGAGCTAGCTGGTATTGGTAGAGGTATTAATCAACAAGCTTTAGCTGGTCTAGGCACTGCTGCAGCGGGTGCTTCCGCTAGAAGAAATGCATACAAAGGGGCTGTTCAAAACTACCAAAACCAAATGTTGGGTTTAGGTAGCACTTTATTATTAGCTTCCTTCGGACTTGGTGGTATATGAGTATTATAGAGTACATACGTAAAGGGCCTCAAAAGTACGCAGCCGATAGATTACTGAGCATCGAAAAAGATAAAGAAAGGCATATTGCGTATTATGATGCTGCAGCAAAAAACGCAATAGAAATGGTTTCTAACTCTTTTATAGATGGTATGCCTTTTGTAGATAGGGCTTTGGGTGACGGCAAGCTTAGTGGTAGTGGTTTAGATGTTGGCTACTGGAAAAGAGACGCGTTTGATGCAAGTTTAAAACAGACTAAAGCAGTAATGATACCTGGTCCAGATGGTAAACCGTCGGGGAACTATCGAACAACTCTTAATAATGAAGAGTTATATTTATCTTTATACCAAGCTTCTCCTTTATATAGTACTTTTCAAGACTCAGAAAGTGGTAATGTGTCTCAAGGAGTGCCAACTAAAATTAATTTAAGAGTTAACCCTAATGACCCAAATGATGTAAGAGTAGAACTGCTATTGGCTGTAAACGAGGGGGGTAATATAGTTGAAAGACCCAAAACTCATGGTTCTACTAACGCATCAGATTCTGTAGTTGTAAGTTTAACACCGGATGAATTTTATAGAAACGTAGCAACTGTTTTCCAAGAGGTAAATGCTAGAGCAAAGAAAGGAGGGATTATTCCTGCTGTACAAGCTGATATTCTTAGACAATCACTTGGAGGAACACTTGGAAATATGCCAGGTGCTGGAGGGGCTGGAGAAGGTGATGCTGCTCAAGCCGACGATGCTCCTGCAGGCAATTCAATGGTAGATATAGGAAACAAAATTTTAAATGGAGAAATATCGCCCGGTGAAGGTTTAGCACTAACAGAGGAGATTTCTAAACTGATAGTTGCGGCTTCCGAACAAGCAGATGAAGAGAGACTAAATCTAACAGAGCAAGAGATACTAGACCGGGAAGCAACGCAACGTGTTACCGCCGGTGAAGCAGGTGACACAGTGCCTATACCAGAAGGCTCTCCTTTACTTACTAGAGAAGGTGGTCTTGGTATAAGAGATGCGTTAGATAGAAACCTGGATTTGGTTACTTTGCGAGGGCAGTACGGAGCTGGATATGTCGACGACCCAAAAGTTATACCTTTTCAAATTAGTAAAGAAGAGTTTGATAACCTTTCTCAAGAGGATAGAGAGTTTATAGCCAATAGGTCTAGACAACTTAGTACAAGCAATATAACTACAGCTTTTAATTTTATAAAAGATGAGTTTGAAGGATACTCAGCTAGGACTAGCAGAACAGGTTTTGGCGATAGACCCCGAAAACCTTCTTACTTAGAAGTAGCACGGGGCAGTAATTTAAGCAGAGAAGAATTTGCTGCAGTTGAAAAACTTGACGAATATTATAAAGGGAATAAAGGCAAAATTAGAACTGCACTTAGTAAACCTGGTGCTATAGACGCTATGAATAATGACCCAATAGGTTTTGTAAGAAGTTTAAGTGAAGGTAAAACAGTAGCACAAATACTTGCAGGACAGTCAGAAGATGGTGCTACAACAGGTAGTGTATTTATACCTGGTGTCGACGTGCCCTTCCCTAACCTTACGGGTGATGTAGAAAAGGATAGAGCTTTAGTAAGTTCTTTCTTCATTGACAATGCTGAAGCCATTACCAAAGCTGTAGGTGAAAACGAAGAGGTTAAAAATATAGCTAGGGGTATAATTCAAAACAAAAATATTAATAGCTTAGATGATGTACAGACTAACCAGTTCTCACCCCAAGAGGCTACAAACTTAGCTTTTGGAATAGCATCACAGATGGTTGGCCGTAATGCAACTCCTACTGAGTTTATAAATACTGCAAAGTCAATATATAACCTTGCTACGACTGGGGACTTTAGTATGGGTCCAGGTCAAGCTGCTGCTAATAGAGCAGCTGCTGGTGCTGCTGCAAATAAAGCACGTATTGATAGGGATGCGAAAACTAGTGAACTTGAAAGCAGTTTCGATGAAAAAATATTTACAAATGTTGGCGGTGAGCAACAACTTAGACAAGTAGATTTATCACAAGGGCCTCAACTAAATTCAGCTTTGAACCCTTTATTCAACCACTTTATGTCAGAAGGTTATGATGGCTCGGGCATGGTAAATGTTGACGGTATTCTCTTACCTAGAAGTTATGTTCAAGCCGAACGAGATGGTGCTAGCAAACAAGAGCTAGAAAAGAGGTTATATGACTATAGAGCTAGTGCACAATACAAAGCTGTCTCTCGTGCTATGGGAATAACTTTAGCTAACATTGCAGAGAACACAGGTGGTGACCAAAGCTTCTGGCAACAATTTGGACGGAGTGGGTATGCAAATGTTTACGACAACTTAAACAATCTGGGTATTACAGTAAAAGAAAGAAACGGTAGGCCTTATGTAGATACATTCGACTTCTTCAACCCAGGTCCTGTTAAGAGTAAATCCAGCTTAGCTAATAGTAGAGTTCAAGGCATTCTGAGTGCAGACATGTATGCCTTTCTAATGCAAGGGCTAGGCGGTCCTAAACGAGGACCTTAATTACGATAGATGCATGAACGAAGTAGATATTGCAATAAACCAACTGCGAAACGCAGGTAGTCTTGGCCGTCAACCTTTAACCGACGAAGAACAAAAACGACAAATCGAAACTGCTGGGGTGTTTGGCACTCCATCGCGAATTCAACCAGAGGTAATAGATACTCCAGGAGAGGCTTTTTCTGCTGGTGTACAAGCTGGTGCTTTTAATCTTAAAGCTAACACAGAGTCTTTCAAAGCAGCAGTAAATACTTTGATAGGTAGAGATAAAGTTGCTCAAGACCAACTAACACAAGCAGAATACATACAAACAGATGCTGCTAATCTGATGTCTACAATGGAGCCATTTGATGTGTTCCTTGAACAACCTACTTTTACTGGGTTCATAAATCAAGTAGCTGCCGCTACGGGTCAGTTCGTGCCTTCTGCTATCGTATCAATTGCAGCAGCAGCTGCTACTGGGGGTGCAGCGACTGGTGCAGCAGCTCTAACTGGTAGAACTTCTATAGCCAAACTTACAACAGGTAAGAAAGCTCCCTTCTTAAAGACCGTACCTGTAACAATAGAGTCTATTAGACAACAAAAAACTGCAGCCGAAATAAGAGATTTACTTAGTAGGTCTTACAAAAACGCACTTGCCCACAAAAAAGGCAAAGAGCTACCTTTTACAATAACCCCTAGAGAACAACTTCTACTGGATAATACTGTGTACCCTGCTTTAAAAAGAGAAGCAGCTCAAAGAATAGGTATTAGGGGGGCTTTGGCTGGAGCTTTTGCACAAGAACAAGTACAGGGTACTGGTATTGCTTTCCAAGATTATGCTGAACAGGGCATGACAAGTGCAAATGATGTTATAAAGTCTTTTGCTCAAGGGTCAATCTTTGCTGGTATTGGTGTTGGCTCAGAAGTCTTAGTAGCTAGAAGTATTGTAGACACTTTAAAAAAAGGCACTGCTAAATTAAAACCTACTTTAACCAAAGAAGGTATAGAAGAAATATTTAAAACTGGTATAAAAACTGACACTTCTTTTTTGAAAGATATGCTCAGGGCAACGGGCACTACTGCTTTTTCTGAAGGTATAGCAGAAGCTTTACAAGAAGAGTTGTCCGTGCAACAAAAATTCAGGATAGATGACGCTTACACGCAAGCTAATGCAAAGCTAGATAGAATACAGGCTCTTTTTGCAGGTTTCTTCGGTGGAGTTGGTGTGGGTGCTGGATTAGGAACAGGTCCTGCAGTTTTAAATAAAAGTAGACAACTTCTTAATGACAGAGCCTACAGAGAATTTAGACGACAAACTTACGATATGCGGGCACAAATGCAACAAGGCCGACCAGATT